TGTTTCAATGTCACTAAAATCATCCCAACCGTCTATATTCCAAAGAGTGCCGACGGGACTTACATCGCTATCCCACCCATCTTCTCTGAAAGGATTGTAGATGCCGCTGTTATTGCCTCTAGTTATCGCAACTCCAGACCCATTGCCGTCATCTGCAACAAATACGTCGATTGCCGTATTGCCCGTCGCGTAGTCAACTTTCTTAAAGAAATTTTGATTTTCAATTAGTGTTCGAGTATATGCAAAACTACCTCCGTTATTCTCACCCCAATCTGTAAAATCAAATTTGTAATACTTGTCATTAATGGTATCATGCATAATTAATTCTGCATTAAGTATATTTTCGCCTATAGCGTTATTTAAAACAGATCTAAGAGTACCATAACTTCTAGACGTTATACTTGATAAATCACCCCAGCCATCAGCATTCCATTTAGTTCCAGCAGGCGATGTATGAAGATTATTATCATAACTTCCTTCTGATTCTGCGTTGAACAAGCCGCGGATAGAGCCTCTTGCGAGAGTTAAACCAGTATCGATAAAATCAGTGTTGGATATGTTTGGGAGTCTCGTAAACGAAATCGGTTGATCATTTAGAACCCCAGGTAATACTATGAGTGGCGTGTTTGTTAGTTCTAAATATGGTAAACCAGCATTTTTAACTTCACCAGCTCTCATTTTAGGCTTAAATGGAATTTGAGTCCAATCGTTTGCATCAAAATTAGTATACGGATCTGCTACATTAGTTGCCCACATATTCTCATCTAAGGCTAATGCTCTATCACTATCTGAAAATACACCAGCGACCTCAACATTAATATCATCGATTTCGCCATCGTCTAGTTCGTCAACAATATACTCGGCTGCTGAATAAGAACCACTTGCGGTTTCAGTACCACTTCTATATAAGAATTCAGCATTATCAATAATAGTAATATCAGTATTACTACTAAATATATCAGGGTTATTACCGTCTATATCATCAACTTCTTCAACAAAGTAATTTGTTGCTTGTGTAACACCGGGGATAACAACACCAGTTGTGCCTGCTTGTAAATCTACACCACCAATACGTAGAGTCGAGTTTTGAATTTCAAATGCTTTATTTGCCATCTATGTTATCCCTTAATCCCTTGAAATCATTTCTACTGAGTGGATTCTAAAATCTATAGCGCTATTTGTTGCAGCTGTTCTAGTTCCTACTATTTCTATTAGGCTTGTTGTAGTATTACGCTGCACGGTGAATGTAACTAACGGCACAGTGCTTGTATATGTTACGCCATAAACTGTCATTATTGGTTCACCGTAACCTGGCTGTCCATTTGCATAGCCTCTTGATGCAACAATAGCTTCACAGACTTGACTGTGCCACCCAGTTGCATCGCCTACTTGATTAGTTTCCAGCTGAATGGTGAGTTTTACACTGCTGACTGTGTCATACAACGCGGTCCATATTACAACACTAGTTTGGTTAGGACTCTTAACAGGCGTTGTAACTCTCGTATAAGTATTAGCCAAAACAGTTCCACCACCCAATACACTGGTGCCTGAACTATCAACGATATCTCCACCAGAAGGCAGTTGTAATATACCGTTCGTGTCAAAGCTCCAACTTTTAGTAATAGGATTAAGAGTATCAGTAGCATCAACAGCTTCTATTAAGACACCGTCTTCGCTGCTAACATGAAATCCATCATCCGATTGGATACGCGCATTCCCATTACCAAATAATATTGGACTATCAGTAGGTAATGATAATATACCATCCACGCCAAAAAACCAACTTTTAGTAATAGGACTGAGTGGATTGTCAGCATTAACTGCTTCTATAGAGATACCTTCCTCACTGTTAATATGAAATCCCATGCCAGATTGGATACGCGCGTTTCCATTACCAAATAATATAGGACTGCCGCTAGGTAATGTTAAACTGCCATCGGTACCTAATATCAGATCATTATTAGCAGCAGTTAGTTTAATGATTCCAAGTGAATCTATGGTTGATGGATATACTGGAGCAGGGCTGCTAATTATTAAATCGGCGGTCCACGTCGTGTTTTGTAAAACATCATCTAACGTTACAGATAATATGTATCCTTCGATATTATGAACTGTTGAGTTGAAAGTAAACACGTCTCCTGTGGAATATCCTGGATTCGTAGCTGATGGTAATGTGACATTAGTTACATTAAGAACAAATTGCCCATCAGACTCATATGAAAACGATGCATTGAAAACCCAAGGCGCCCCAACTAACGGCAGAGTTGGTTTTTGCGTAGTAGACACATAATTACTTGCTGATAACGTCAATTGAAATGCGTTATTGGTTGATTGATACGGAACACTTAATGTACCTAACGAATCTAGCGTTACTTCATTATCGCCGTTAACTAAACTAGTTGGAGGTGGTGGCGATAACAGATCTGTAGTGTCAGTTAAATCTGAAATATCAGTAGGAGCATTAAGTATATCTGCGTAATCCACTGGTTCAGATATATTGCTGGAAATAGTTGCAACGTTTGCATACAGCTCAGTAAAATTCGCGTTTACTTTAGTAAACGCGGTACGTAAAGGATCACCTGTTCTATCATTAGCAGCTGCCCCTGTATTAATATTCTGTCTTGCCATATTATCCTCTTATACTGAATCGCTAGTAATAGTACTATCGTCCACGGTGAATCTTGTTGTATCGGCAGCAGTGCGATAATCTGCCGGCGGGAATATAACTTCGCTAAACGGATCTATCTCAGTAAAGTCAATAATATCATTTCCTTTTTCTTCATAGAACAAGTTCTTTGCTATAGGATCTACATCAAACATACTTTCTAGACTTGTAACATCGGAAGTTTTATATTGGTCGTAATGATTATCAATATCTTCAATATTAGTTTCAAATCTTTCGTTCGAGTATTCAAATAATTCGCATTTAAGATCATATACTTGAAGTGACCCAGTCTGGTAAAAGACTGATTCGTGTTCAACAAATGTTATCTTAAAGAACTTATTATTCATTGGCATGTATATAAGATCGCCTTCACGAGGGCGAAGCATTTCAGGATTTAGTCGAGTAACAAATCTTTCAAACGTTCTATAAGCAATAGTAAATGTTGCAGAATCGCGTATCTGCAATCCAAACTTAGAAAGGAAATCACCCTCTCCTTGGAATCCGTCAACAGACTTAATATATAGGTCTACATGATATGCAGCATCAAATATAGTTAAACTATCTTCGTTCAATATATGATCAAAAGAAGTAGACTGTCTTGATACATAGTAAGTATCAACGCCATACACCTGAATGCTCTCAATGACAAGATCATCTATTAGCTGTTGCTCATTGAAGAAGTTATAGTTCGAAAAGAACGGATTTGTTGCCATTTGTTATCCAGTAAAATCGTACAGCATTTGAAGCGAGCTTTTTGCACTCTCTTCCATTTCTTTTCTTTCTTCTCTAGCGTCATTTAAGATCTGTTCGCCATTGAAAGAAACTCCGCCAACCAACTGCATATTCACGAATTTAGTAAGGTTTGAACCCCACTGTTCTTTTATAAGTGCTGTAGTATAATTCTGAAGCCATCTATCACCCCAAATATCAGGGTTTTGCTCATCAAGTGGTGCATATGCCTCGATCATAATATAATAGCCTGGAGTTAGTTTAGCTTTACTCTGATCGATATAAACTTTATTGCTATGCTTATTATATCTAATAAGTGGCCAACCTACGAGCCATTCCTGTATGAAACGAATGTGTTGCATCGTCATATAATAGTTCTGAATAGAATAACCAGTAAGATCCTGAAGATTGTTTAACACGAATTGATACGTAACGTTAAACATACCAGTTCCAGTTGATATAGACGAGGATAGATCGAAAATACGAACAACACCAAGCAATTTCGCATGCTCAGTGTTGTTTAAATCTACGTAACCATTATCAATATCTTCTTGGGTTAACATATGTCTAAGATAGACTAGTTCAGACCCGTTATAATGATAGTCTTGCCAAAAAGTTAAAGCTTCATCAACACGATCGTCGATCTGTTCATCCGATACGTTTATCTGAATTACAGGAGAACCTAACTTTCGCAGGCAGTATTGTTTAAATTCGCTTTTTGTAGTCGGTTGCGCCATTTTTTCCACCTAAAAGTATGTATGCGTTCTCTGTATTTATATTTCAATGAACAACACTTTTTAGTTGACATCCCTTTAATGGTGGATATAATAGATTTATCTGTTTAAACACTTAGACTCTAATTATATCTTCTTCGATACAGTTAATGCCATATTGTATCTCAACTATTCTAACTTCTTCTTTTGTATCGTTTATTAGTTGATGCCATTCTTCTTTCATTATATGAATCTCATCATTCTTTTCAAGAACAGAACAATTCAGATGATCGAGATCGGTACCGTGTTTAACAGTTGCAATTCCGTGAGATACAATCCAGTATTCACTTCTTAAATTATGTTTCTGTAAACTTAATGACTGACCTGGTTCAACAACGAGTTCTTTTACTTTTAAAGATGGCCCATCTGAATGGAGAACGCGATAGTGACCCCACTTTCGTTCAGTCTTTGGTGTCTTCCACTCAGTGAGTATCTTTGATGAAGAATTCATCTTATGTTCGCCGCCAATACCAAACTCAAATTTTAATCTCTTAGAGTCTTCTGATGTTGTATGTATCTCCATCTCCGGAATGTTTGTCTTACTTCTATCTCCACCATTCGCAAATACGATTGTAGAGTTTGAATATGAGTCAAGACAGTATCTTATTGCATCCTTTGCCGTTCCGTCTGCATCATTAAATACTATGACTGCGTCAACCATCTCAAGAGATTTTATAATTGAAACTCTTTCATTGACATTCATAAATGCTTGGCCTTTTTTTCTTGCCAGCCATTCATCACTATTGACGCCAACAACAAGAATATCACCTAACTTTTTTGCTTCTCTGAAATATTCAATATGACCGCTATGAATTGGATCGAAACCGCCTGTAACTAATACTACTGTATTTTTCATTCTATATTCTCCATTTTTCTAAGTCGCAATGCTTAAATAATCCTTCGCCCCAAGCAACGAGATATTCTTGATCCGCCCACCATCTAGAAATGGATGGTTCTAATAACATATCATCGTTTGATACGAAATTTTCTACTGTATCTATTAGAAATTTAGTATCGAAGATAGCTGGATTGTTCGTCCAATTTGACCATCTACTCGTGGTTACATAATGGTATTTATGAGTTTGTATTTTATCTGGAAATTGTTTATCAGGGTGTTCTATCCAATGAATGCAATCCATTAAATGCGGTGATGTTAATCCGGTGTTGTCATCATAATGGTTTAATTCATTTCCTTTATATACTTCTGAATATACAGGATGACCTGGATTCTTTCTCGATCTTAATCTCACTGAATGATACCCTTCATCAAGGAGATCTAAAGCAGATGTCAATCTTCTCTTTGCTGTGTTGTAATTTTCAACTAATTGCCAATCGTGTTCTAAGAATATAAAGTTTTTCTCTTTAGCTTGTTCGGCAAGGAGTAGCATTCCCTTTCCTATACCTACGTTATCATTCAATCCTATGAATGGTATATTATATTTCTTTGCTACTTCTTTATCTTCTTTTGATACATTTTGAAACAATATAACAACATCTTTAATTAGATCAAAGAGATCGTTATCTCTATAAGTTTCTAAAGTTTTATCTAGAGTTTTAGCGGATCTCCATGACATTATTCCAGCTGATATAGGGAGTGTCATTTAAAATCCTGTATGTTTCTTGCGAACGAAATCTAAATCATATATAGAATAACTTATGTCTCTTTCCTCACCTTCGAATGGAAGTGCATTAGGACAGACTGTTCTCCAACCTGGACCCCACTTACGTGTAAGATAATCTATGTTCAATCCGTTTGCTACTTGAAGTACATCACGTAATTTTTCGTCCGACTTCTCAGTCTGTCTTCCGTGAGTGTAATAATCCTTTGCTTCGCCAGTTCCATGAAGGTACGTATTGTTTAAACCAACTACCTTTTTAATGCCCTTGTTGACCATCCTCATGATGTAGTCAGCATCCTCGCAGTACGCTGGGTATGTATTCTCGTCGAATAGCCCGAGCACTTTTACGGCCCTCTCATGTATCGCGAAGAGATCCCACGCTCCGATGTTAAAGTCTCCAGCATTAGGATGTATAGTTCCGACCTCGTCATTAGTTCTCATTATCTGGTACATCTCTTCAAGTAGGCCAGGTTTAAATGCTACGTCATCATTTGTTATAATCCAGTAAGGAGAATTCATATAGCATTTTATAATTAGGTTCCATGCACCAGCGCATCCTATATTAGCTGGCATATGAACAACTTTAATGTTCTTAATGTATCTATGTTTTATCTTTGCTAGGTTGTTTAACTCTTCATCAAGATCGCCTCGTCCATTATTATTAATTATGACAAAGTTATCTACTGGATAATCAACACTCATTAGTAGTCTTGACACCCAAAAGCTACTATTCACTACTGCCGTACCAATTACAGGGATTGGTTCTATCATATTTTCGTTTTCATTTTCAAAATTTGCATACACCATAAATTGACCTTTGTAAGGGTTATTGTTTCTCCACCATTCTTCATAAGCAATGAGGAAGCTATCATCAAATATTTCTTCCGATACGTCACGGCCGTCTCTTTCATAGACCTTTAAGCGATCGGTGCCTCTAATATCAGCTAGATAGTTATCTCTAAATTCTATAAAGGCATTTACTGAATTAGGAATTCCAACTATATGATATTCACCAGCAATATTTTTTACTAAACTCTTTATTAAAGAAGCATTTTGTTTCGTAAAGATGTGTGCTTCACCACCTTCGCAATCAAACTTTAAAAAATCTACTGTACTTATGCCATAGCTAGCAATTAAAGTTCTAAATGAAATAGTAGAGAAAGATTCTCCTTCATGTTGATATATATAATCAACACCCGACTCAATTTGCGCACTTTCAGAATCTTTATTTGATATACCTTTGTTAATAACAGTACATGGAAGATCACTTAAGTTTTTCTTTAGAGTGTTAAAGATACTATTGGACGGTTCTAAACAATAGATATGTTTTGGTCTTGCGTCTTTTAAAGAATATGAAAAGGAACCAAAGTTTGCACCTATGTCTAACACTATATCGTTTTCTTTTATCTTATATAGTCTTTCATATGTTCTTTCAATAAAGTTTTCTTCTATAAAAAGATCGACATAAATCCTATCGGTGTCGCCCCAATCAAAATTATCATAGTTCATTTGAATAACCTTCAAGTCTTAAATGTTTAAAAAGTAACTCTCTGCTTTTTTAGTGTCATCGTTATCTGTTAGAATACCGGCGATATTATTCATATCTATTACATTCGGATGCACAAACCAATCTTCATACGGTCTATTATCATCAGGTGATATATTTCCAGCTACTAATATATATCCTTGGTTCTGTAAGTATTGTCTTGCCTTCTCTCTTACATTACTCTTTGGATCTGTATAATGATCGTGTTCAAAAGTTATTGCACCAAATCTATATTTTTCAAATGGTATCGAATAAAGAACCTTTAGAGATATATCAGCTGGGTCTACATCTATCTGTAGATAATCAATATCAGTTGGCATACCCAAAGAAGTAAACAGAGCGTGATAGTTTATAAGAGTCGCATCCTTAAGAAGAGACTCGTGCTTTCTTTCTTTTCTATGTTGACCGATAAAGTCTTCGCTTATATCGATAGACACACCGTTCCATCCAAATTCTTTTTCTAACAAGTATGTGTTGTTTCCGTAAGACGGATGCCCAGAACCTATTTCAACATAAGTCCCATTTTTCTTACCGTTAGTTGCAGCAAGTGCAAACATATCTTGATATGCTTCTGAATAATTTTGTTCTATATTCTCAGAACCACTAAACTTAACTTTTAGTTTGTCATAGAGGTTCTTTTTATAATGAGTTAGATACTTGGAAGCAAACGCCCCTAAGTTAATTAAGTTATTTTTTACGGTGTCATAGAAAGGTTCTGACATTTCATAGTTAGTATAGAGATCCAATAGAATAGTTTTGGTCTCTTCGTTCAAACCGCACCACCAACCCATGATTGCCTTTTGAAACATAATCGCGTATTTTCCAGGGTATTCAACTGGGAATCGTAATACGTTGTCATCTTCAAAGTTGCATACTTCTAACGCGATTGAGCACATCATATAAGAGTCTAAATGCTTACCTTCATTATTCTCACTGTGTTCATACAGTTTACTTAATGCATAGTACGCTTCCGGTCTCTTTGGTTGAACTGTGATTGCTTGCTGAAGAATGCCCTTTACAGTAAAGCGGCGTGTTCCTTGCTTTTCAAAACAGTTTGCAGCGTGAAGAAGGCATTCGTATCTTAGAAAAAGATCTTCAGTTCTTTCTGCAGTTCTTATATAGTAAGATATAGCAGATGCAGTCTGACCGATGCCATGATAGTACCTTGCTAGTTGAAAGTTTGTTTCAGTGTCGTTTGGAGATACAACAAAATCTTTTAATAATTTTTCTATCATATTATAAAACTCTCTTATAAACTTTTTTATTCAATACATCTTCCATAAACGCAAATTTATTTCGTAGCATGTATTCGTGAATTGGGTTATGATTGTAATGATCGGTATTATCAAAAATTATTATACCGTCGATAGATATTCTTGGCACAAAGAAATCTGCTGCTAACTTAACTGAGTCAACGTCGTGCTGACCGTCAACGTGTACAAAGCAGTATGAATTAATGTACTGCTTTTCTTCATTATAGACTGGTACACCGTCACAGAATCTTCTATAGAATTCAGAGTCTTCAATGTTAAAGAATAGAATATTTACTCTTTTATCAAAAGCGTATCTATATAATTCTGCGAGCGTTTCATTCTTCATATCATCGGTGTAATCGCTTCTATGCGGACCGACTATATCTGTGTAAATGATATTACCGTATGGATCCATGCATACGTGTACTCTCTTATCATTATTCTCTAGGAATGCGTCTACGATGGTTTTTGTACCACCACCTCTTCTTAAACCTATCTCACAACTAAGACCGTCAACGCCCTTTAGAGTCTTAACATATTTCTTCATTACGTCATATGTTTCAGGCGGACTATCTATCTCAAGACGAGGATAACTTTTAACTTCACTATACACCGTATGATTATTTACGACCACCACGTTATTAGCAGGTGGTGTAGCTGGATTTAATAGTGGTAATCTAAACATGACTTCGTTTTGGCTCATGACAAAAATCTTTCTTTAAAAAGTTTCATTACATTAATTGGAGAAAATTTCTCAGCAAGAAACCATGTATTAAACACGTTCTCTTTCTTTATATTGAGGAAAACTTCATCCAGTTGTTCCTTACAAGAATATTTATAACATTGATCTTGAAGAAATAAAAAGTGATTTCTTCCACCGAGTTGATGCTGCGATTGATAATCAAAATTATCGTATGTGATTATAGTTTTGTTTCTTGCTGCAAATTCTAACACTGATAGACCAAACGTTTCGCCGTAGTCCCTTGCGTGTATCATAGCATCGCAGGTGTTAATGAACATAGTCTTTCTTTTAGTATCTATTATCTTATCTAGGTATATGCATCTTTCGTGTTGTACTTTTTTCTCTGTGTTCAAAAATAAAAACCACACGTCGTTTCTTTTATTTAAAACTTCCAATATCGAAGATGGGACAAAATCTATATTGAATGTATCATACCCGCCGTGGCGTCCTATAACGATTGCATTCTTTGGAATTGATAATTCTTCTCTTAAGTCCTCATCTGTGTCATATAGGTTAAGCATATGTGGGACATACGGTATTTGATTGTTTGATGCTAATGATTGCCACTCTGACACTACAGCATATCTATCGCCATGTATGTCATTTGTATCTTTTGAGAATACAGAGTGAATTAAGTTCATAGCACTTGATGCGGTTATTCCATCGTTATAGCCATATTTAATTGCATAGAAATATGGTATATTGTTTCTTTCTATGAACCTATCCAATTCATCAAACTTCTCGTATGAAATGACATTAAATTCATTTTTAAACTTTTTAATAGAACCTTCGTCATTTTCATTTGCCGAGTTATAAACAATGACCGGATCTAATCCAAGAATACTTTTTGCATAATAAGCATAATCGTATATAGCGACAGTTGTTCCTCTTTCACCTAATTGGTTCTCATGAAATATAATTCTTGTCACGGTAGCAAGAACTCTTTAATTCTTTTACTCTGATCTATTATACCATTTAATATTACATCATTGTAATTTTTAAGTATATGGTCTCCTCTACCTAAAGGATCTGATGCGCCATCCTTTGCTTGGTAATCTTTTGACACCGTGTATTCACCTGCATGACAGTAACTATTCTCTTTGATTAATAGTCTCTCCAAGTTACCCATCCAAGTAAAGTGCCAACCCAATTCTTTAAGATTGTTATCTTCAGTAATATATATGTCTTTATCATTCAGCGCGTGACGACGCCATGCATGGTCTTCTCTTATTTCTGACAGTGAATAATCTTTTAATTGTTTACCAGATACTATGTATGGTGAATTCCAACTAATTGGAGTATTATAAGCATCATACACTCTAAGATCCGCTCTTCCACATAGATATGCCATTGGCGTCCTGAGAATGTTTCTTGGGTGATTCATTTTTACTTGAAACGCGTAATCAATATATTTAGGATTGAGAATTTCATCGCAATCACTTACGAATACTATATCACTTTCTTTAATATATGCCGAAGCTGCATCCCTCTGCATTCTTTCTCGGACCCAATGGCTAGGTTCTTCTTCTAAAGAAGGTAGCATAACCGGAACGTATAGAATTTTATCTAGTGGAACATCTATTCTTTTTAACGTTTCAAGTAGCGTTAATTCCTTTGGTTTTCCACTATGTGTATGGTCTGCTTCTGTTATAATAAATCTATCGACTTTTGTATATAGCAGTCTTATTCTTAGTTCTAATAATTCTTTTTCATTAAAATAAGGAAAGCAATCAATTATCATTAATAAACTCTACTATATCATTTAATGTTGTTTTTAGAATGTAAGCTGCATTATCTTGAAAACCAAACGTGATTAAAATTTCATCTTTGGTCTTACCATAACACATTCCAACCGCAAACTCTACATGACCATTCATCATTGAAAAATCTTTGGTAAATTTTACTACATTCCAATCTTTATCCCATATAATAAATCTATGTCTATATACTGCGTCTTTTCTTCCGTGATCGCTTCTAAACAAATCAACTTCATGTACTAATGCGAATCTATAACCATCAACGAATGGTATTACTTGAGTGCCGCCTCTAAAATCATTAGGCGCGTTGTAATACTCTCCTAAGTGAATTGTTTTTGATTCTGCAGACTCAGTGTTGACCTTAACTACTTCTGTTGGATTACACCACTTTACATAGGTATATTCTTCGTCTATGACAGGCATCCAATTCTTTTCACAGTATGAATTTGGATCGTTTGGCGGAGCGATTCTTTTTCTAGACACTTCAATAACTTTGTTGTCAGCAATATCTAGTTCAGAAAGTTCCATTCTTCCTTGACCGTTTGTAGTCGTGTCTCTTCTTACGCCAGTACCGTATAGTTTATTATCCCACACAACCAATCTTACATCTTCGAGACCAACGAAATCCCACATAGGTGCATACGTGTCAAACTTAGAAGTGTCTATTTTATTGACTGCGACTATATTAAGATCGTCATCTAGAACGCAAAAATAATTGTCTGTTCTAAGATGCATATCGTTTTCAGGATGTAGATATGTAAGTGGTCCCCATTGATGCTGAAGTAATTTTTTTTCTGAGTGATAAAAAGTATAATTGACGTGTCTTATATTAAGAATAAGAGTTCCATCGCCCATGTTATATATCGATGGATTCATTATACCTGTACCATTCGTGAGGTCTGCTGGTATAATTAGTGGTTTTATTTCACCGCCTTTTTCTAAAACGTATTTAGAAAAAGATTCGTCGTTACCGAAACTATATTTTGATTCAACTTCGGAGAACCCTTTTTTAACTTCATTCATTATTCAAACCTCTCATTATATCTTTAAATCAACCATGATGAGTACTGAAACTCAATACGGTATATTTATCTTCAACTCTCTGGCGGTTAATCTTTTACTTGAACATATCCACCATTACGTGAATAAAACATATTTTAAATGTTATCTATTTGCGGCAAGTAGTTTAAGCCTAACTGCGCTACAGCACCAGTAATACCTGATGGAGCATCGGTTGGAAACGATCTGTTAAAACCCCAAACTAAACGAACAGCGCCTCTTGCTCCTGCGACTCCAGATCCGTTTGTAGTAATAGCGCCGCGTCCGCCACCGCCATATAACCCGCCACTTGATGTTCCAACATCTCCACCGGATCCACCACTACCAGACTGTGGCGCGCCTCCAATTAATGTGTATGGTATAAAGATTGTATCGCCAGTTCCAAATGCAGTACCGCCTGTTGTTACTGCTGTTGTATATACCGATCCTGACCGTGTAACTGTAATAGACCATGTTCCAGACGGCGAAGTACCTCCAGAGTTATTTGTCACAACAACCCCAGCACTAAGGTTAGTTACAGTAAACGGCCCACCCGTTCCACCAGTTGCATCTCCCCTCGTTGACGTAAGGGTCGCCATAGCATTTCCAGCTGACAAGTTTCCGGTGTTACCAGCAGCAGGAATTGTGAACGTTGAAATTGCCGATCCACTTATGGCCGTAATTGTTATAGTAATATCGTTTGCAGTAGTAGCGCCACCTACTGATGTTCCTAGTATGCGTATTGTGTTAGACCCTGCGGTTGCTGAATATCCAGTACCGCCACTAACTAGCGTTACTGTGTATCCATTATTCGCGGCGTTTTGAGTGACGTTAAAAGACGCGCCAGATCCTGACCCAGTTACGTTCGTTGTAGTAACGCCGTTAAACGTTGCTGTGCCAATTGTAGCAACAGTTAGAAAAAGACTACTAGGAACGCCGGCAGCACCTGCTGTGCCAGTTCCAAATACACCAACACCACCGCCACCACCATGACCAGTACCAAGAGTGGCAGCTGGTTCTGCAGTTTGTCCTTGAAGCGCCGCACCACCACCAGCTCCGCTATTTGTTCCAGCCAAACCAGCTCTAGTAGTAGCTAGACCGCCACCGCGACCACCAGCACCGGTGTATCCACCAGCGCCTCCACCGCCAGCAGCTGGTGCTCCAGTTGTTTCGGTATTATTTCCACCAGCACCGCCAGCAAAGCCAGTTCCTGTTATAACTGTTCCACCTGGCCCACCGTTAGCATTGCCGCCGTCATCTGGACAATTGCCGCCTTGCCCTCCGCCTGCAGCGACTAGGTTTGTTCCACCTCTTTGTACACTTGAAGTACCACCATTACCACCATCATTACCACCGTTTCCACCATTACCGGCCGCACCAACGTTAACAGTTAGAGTTTCTCCTGGTGTTACTGCAAATGTAGCATATGCTAGAGCGCCACCTCCGCCTCCGCCAGATGCTTCATCACCAGCACTACCCCAACCACCGCCGCCCCCGCCACCGCCTATAGCTACAGCGCTGAGTTGATATAAATTTTCGGGTACTACGAAACTGAATGATCCAGACGCGGCAAGATATTCTTGCTGTCCTGATACATCTAATGTTTTAGCATTAAACTCAGCAGGTATACTCCAGACTCCAGAATTTTTTGCATTGGATGATACTGGGCGTAACGCAAATGTAACAGAATTTGAAGCGAATGATGTACTGTCTGCTTGGGAAAATGTCCATGCGGCTGGATCATACGCGCCGCCAGGCCAGGTTAACCATCCCATTCCAACCGTTGCGTCTGTAGTGCTGTTGCCACCAACCGTTAGAAAATTGCTTAAGTAAGCAGCAGTAAATGTATCAGTCCCACCGTTGTGGCTCGTTCCAGCGGCAACAACAATTATAGCACCAGTTGTAACTGGCGTAATAGCAGGTGGATTGGGAATGCCAGTTGTTGTTTGTGTAGCAGTAACTGCAGTTACATCTAACGGATTTACCGTATCTATGCCTCTCCATACCTGTACTGCAACAGCTTCGGCTTCAGTTGTAGCACCAGATGTTGGTATCACTAGGCTAGCATCTGGAGTTGCTCCCATAAATTTATATGCAACTATTAAATTAGAGTCTACACCTGTTGTTGGAGTTGTGTTGTTTGCATAGAGTGCTGCTATAGTTGTGTAACCGGATATAGTAGTTGCTGTTTTATCTGTAGTGCCAGTTCTTTCATATGCAACTATTACCAGATCATTTTCCAGCATAGAAATTCCGGCGAGAGATATTGATCTAGTACCAGCAACAGCGCCGGATGTTTGCGATGTTAATCCGCCTACATACTGAAGGTATGACTCTGCAGTCCTATAGTTTGCGGTTCTTCCAATAAAACCACCATTGATACCATACGGTCTCATAAAAACCTCTTATGCGTCATCAATTATTTCATATGAACAAAACGCTTGTAAACGTAGTGCTGCACTACCACTAACTCTTAATGCGTCGCCTTCTTCCAAATAAAATCCCATGTCTTTAGAAATAACAACTAGTGTTGAGTCTGCAGGGACTGCAATAGTACTTGCGATCTTATATGCAACCGAGGATCTAAATAAGTCTACACTAATATCCGCTGCGTTGGTAGCATCTATATTTGCTATTACAAGAGAGTTTATTTTATAAAGTTTATCCGCGGCGCAAGTTGTGATAGCAGTAATAGTAGGACTGGCTGGAACTGCAAGTACGTCAGTTTTACCTAGTATAGAAGTAGCGTTAAAAATATTTGGAGCTGCCATCTGTTAGTTTCCTTATCTTCCAAATACTATTGGTAGTATGATTGCTTTTCCGCTAACGCTTCCGGTAATACCTTGTACACCTTGTATACCTTGGGCTCCAGAAAAAGTAATGCCTAATAGAGTACTAAGATTTGTCATTTGCTTTTAATTTCCTTTGATAATTCTTTTATAGCTTCAATTAATACGGCTATTATTCCGTTATAATTAACAGATTTATATTCATCATTTGAAACTAGTTCCGGAAAGACTTGTTCTACTTCTTGTGCTGAAACACCCATGGAATCTTCACCGCCTTCTTTCCATTTAAATCTAAATCCTTGAATTTTATTTATTAAGGATACCGCACCATCAATTTTTGTTAGGTCAGTTTTTAATGTTTCATCTGAAAGAGAATTAAATAATGTTGCGTTTAAAGTTCCAGTACTTGGGTTAAAATATAATTTAGTTGAAGAAACGTTTAATGTAGTCGCGGTTCCACTCGTTGCGCTTACGAAACCAATGTATCTAGTGGCGTTAGTTGTAGTATCATCTGCAATAGTTACAGATCCGCCACCAACACCAGCAATACCTTGCACACCCGTAAGACCTTGCACACCCGTAAGACCTTGTATACCTTGAGTACCAGCTCCAGTTAAACCTTGAATACCTTGAACACCCTGTCTTCCTTGTATACCTTGAGTACCTTGCGTTCCAGCTCCAGTTAGTCCTTGAAGACCTTGTATGCCTTGAGCACCTTGCGTACCAGCGCCAGTAGTTCCTTGAGCGCCAGGAGGCCCAATATTAGCGTACACCTGCCATGTTGTGCCGTTGTACACTAGATCAATTCTAACATCTCTCACATCAAGTATTAAATTGTCAGCAATGCCTTCAATCGTCGACCCGTTACGTAACACAGTTAAATTGTTTGTTGACCAGTTATTACCATCAGCGATTGCAATCATCGTGCCAGAAACAGGTGTTGCCGGCAACGTAATATTAAAAGATCCGCCTGAGGTATTAGCTACAATTGCGTCTCCATTCACCGCAGTGTAATTACCAGTTTTAACTGACCATGTTAAAGGTGGCCCTTGCAGACCTTGTCTTCCTTGGATACCTTGCGGTCCAACTGGCAAATAAGCTGAAATTAAATCTGTTGCTAAGACTACCATTCTTTTTCCTATTTAATACTTTATGCCTGGGCTTCTGACCAACGAAGAAGAACGTGTCCTGAACCAGTTCCTGCAGTTAAGCGGACGTTAATTGCTAAAATATCAGATCCATCTGGGTATTGGAAATCTCCTCCGAGTGGAGCACCAGTAAGTTCTTTCAATTGTTCTAGTTCTAATCTATCATTCACAGATCCAGATGCTGTCGTTGGCGCCGCGAATGCAAACACCTGTTCCCCAGGAACTCCGAATGTACCAGTTGCCCATGTAACTGAAGTCGCGACTTGAGCAAGACTTGGTTGGCCACCGGCCGCTTCAGTATTAAGTGGCAGCCACGTTGCAGAACCAAAGTTCTTAGGATTCAGCACTCCTTCAACGATACAAGCACCTGGGTTTGTACCTGCTGAAACAGCCACACCAACGGCTTGTAGTAGAAGCTGGGAACGATTCAATAGATCTCTTACACCAAGCGCGCCAATCTGACCGTTTGAAACAGATGGTGCAAGACGAATTAAGAATGCAGTTTGGTTTGTTGTTGTAAGAGACATTCCAACTCTCTGATAGTTAAAGATATAACCACGATCTCTTGTGAAACCGCCATCCATGATGAGTGCAGAACCCCAGTGAGTCAACGTAGGCGAACATGTATTATTAATTAAGATTACACCGGTACCCGCCGTATGACTTGCTGCGGTACCGGCTGTGAAACCAGTTGTAGTACCTGCTTGCCATTGAGTTAATGTTGCAGCTCTCGTTGCGCCGGTAAAGTTTCCAGCACCAGATGCAGCTGACTTTCCAGTATAACTAATAATTTCATTGTCTATGTAAAGTGTACCAGCAGTTGGATAATGTTCTAATGCCGCAACCGGGATTGTAGTTACTGAGCTATCAATTGCGCTCGTTAATGAAGTTACTGGACTATCATTTTCAATTGAATAACGAACTGGCAGGTTACCAGATCTCATATAAGCTTCGTCATTCACGTTGTTGTTTTTAAGTCTATGAACAAAGACCCAATTACCGTCACTGCCGCGAACCATGAAGTCTACGAAACCAGCACCATACCATGAATACTGTAAACCGACCATGTGCATCTTACTTAAATTAATATTAAATCCGCTAGGTCCTGTTCCATCTATTGTATCAAGGTTAAACTGTTCTTGTCTAATTCTAAGTTCTTGAATTAAGTTGCCCTTTACTCCAGACGCAGTGACGCCTCTGTAATCAGGTGAAACTCTTATCGTAGTATCATTTACAACTTGTATAACGTGATGTGTCATACCACGGATAACAATTCTATCTCCAGCTTTCAATTGTTGAGTTAATCTTGTATTTACCCCAGTCACCGCGTTTGAGTTTTGTGTGACAGATAGCGTTCCACTTAATTGTGCTGTTGCATTTCTTCTTACAACAGAAAGAATACCACCATCATATTCCCAGAAAAGTCCATTCTGTTCGTCGAATAATCCAGCACGAACTGCTGCGCCTGCCCAACTTATTACGTATAATTTTGGAGTGATACCTAACACGGCCGTAGTTGCGCCGAGCACGCTTGTTGCAGTCACAGTAAATTGATAGTCACTAGTGATCGAGGCAACTGCATACTGACCATTATAACCAGATGTAGTTGCCCCGGCTATTTGTACAACTGCACCAACTTGTAAGCCATGGTCAATATCGTCAGTAGTCACGGTAATAGTGGATCCAATCGTAGTACCAGATGCGGTAATACTTCGTATATCATAGTTAGGTTTAAATAGTGTACCAGTCGACCAAAGGAAACCTTTACCTGATTGATAACGGAAATATCTTTTACTTTGTCGAGCAACAGTCGCACCGTAAGTTGGGGTTTTTGTAGAAAGTATAACACCACCATCCTGCGGTCTATGTAAAATCGTAGAATTAGTAAATGCATATAGAGTAACCGTTGCAGGAGTTGCGACGATCCCGCCCGCGCGAGCAGTATATGTTAACGTTGTTAAACTTGGTACACTTGTAACAACGAACGGGCCAGACGCAAGAGCTGCGTTAGTACCAGACGCAACTATAGAGTGAATAGCGGTGCCAGGAACTAATCCATGCGCATTAGTAAATGTTAATGTGATCACTGATGGGTTAGCGCCGTTACTTGCCGCGGACGCAACTGGTATTGATGCACCAGAATAAATTGCGCCTCGCTTTAATGTAATAGCATCAGTAACTAAACTTTGTCCACTCGCAGTTCCTACTGTACCCCGTGCAAAATATGTTAGCGTTGATGTAGTAGGAGCAGAGTTAATAATAAAGGTGCCATCTGCTCTCGAAAAACCAGCAATACCAGAATTAAGCCCGGATACGTTAATAACACCTCCAGCTGATAACCCGTGAAGACCAACTGTTGCTATTGAAATTAAACTGTTCGTTGTGCTAGTTGTTTGAAAATCGGTTGTAATTGTTGAGACTGACAAATCAGTCCCAGGAATTTCATATGCACTAGGATACCCACGAACAGTTCCATAACCTGCCCACTTAGTAGGCTGAAGACCATATTCAAAGTCAGCGTCAATTAGTGATTCTGGATTTGATACTCTCATTCTCTCGATTGCGTCAGTACCAAAACTCCATGGCCTAATTGTAACGCCTGTATTCTCGGTTTCATCAACGAAAATCTGAAGCGCGTCTGAAGCACTTTGAGTTGCAGTTCCAAACGCGAGTGTTATTGTTGTAAATCCGTCAACTCTTTGAGTTATAGCAGGAAAATTCGTAGCATCGTTCGCTGCGGTAAATGTTACAGTTGTACCGGAAAACGTTGTGTCACCGAAACTATACAGCACAATATTATCTGTTACATTTGTGATTAGTAACAATTGCTCTAGTGTATATCTTCCGGGTATCTTTACGGTACCAACGCCACCAGCTCCTGGTGCAAAGACATAATCTCTGATAAGTTTTTTAGCCATTATTTATTCCCTTTTAGAAACCAAATGCTATTGCATAAATTGCAGCGGAGGTAGTAGAAACTTCACCTTGCGCGCCAGTTGTTGAAGTTAAGTGCCAAGTGGTACCATCGTAAACGAGTTCAATGGTCGTTTGTGGTATGTTTACGGCCAATGTATCGTTTATACCTTCTATTGTTGCGCTAGGGAAAACAACCAGTAGATTATTTATCGCCCAGTTGCCGCCATCAGTTATTTGAACGTATGCGCCAGTAACAGCGGCAGGCATAGTAACTGTGAACGATCCGGCTGTTGTATCTGCTATAAGTCTATCACCATTTATTGCTGTGTAGTTATTTATTATTCTAGACCACGGCTTAAGCGCACCAACTATACCTTGAATACCTTGTAGCCCTTGCGAACCTTGTAGTCCTTGTTGACCTAGAAGTCCTTGAAGTCCCTGAACACCTTGGCGACCTTGAATTCCCTGCGGACCTTGTATACCTTGGAAACTCTGAATACCCTGAGCACCTTGTATACCTTGGAAGCTCTGAATACCCTGGGTGCCTTGTAGTCCTTGCTGACCTTGGAGTCCTTGGAGACCTTGAACACCCTGTGTTCCTTGTGGCCCCTGAGAACCTTGAATTCCTTGTTGCCCTTGGATACCTTGCTGACCAGTAATACCTTGCGTACCTTGCGATCCAGTAATACCCTGGAGACCTTGAATACCTTGCTGTCCAGTAATACCTTGAACACCTTGGTTTCCAGTTGCACCTATGTCGCCTGTTCTAGCGAATGTTATAATAACATCTTCTAGGTTTGTAAATGAAGTTGTAGATCCGGTGATATGTGCACAGTTAACAGAGAAATATCCAGTTTGCTCTGTTAATGATGTTATAGTGAATATTGCAAAATCACTTGGATCGAACTTGTTTGATATTCTAAAGTGACCCTTAATCGTGGAAGTAGAGTCGTCGATTGTTCTTAAGAACGGCTGAATATCAGTTCCGGCGTCGTTTTGGTCGTCAATATATAGCTGAGTAGCAAGAGTAATATTAGCATTATTAAGTCTTAATCTACCAATGCCAGGGTCAGCATCAGTAACAGTTGTATCAAAGGTATAGTCAAAAGTAGCGCCACCGAAGTTACCGTCACGACCTTGTATACCTTGAAGTCCTTGAACACCCTGCGCGCCCTGTGGCCCTTGAGTACCCTGAATACCTTGGGTACCTTGCTGTCCAGTAATCCCTTGAGTTCCTTGAGAACCAGTTACACCTTGCAGACCTTGTACACCCTGTACTCCTTGACGACCTTGGATTCCTTGAGTACCCTGCGGTCCTTGCGTACCTTGAATGCCTTGAGTACCCTGTGGGCCTTGAATACCCTGTGTACCTTGAGTACCCTGAGAACCAGTTACACCCTGCAGTCCTTGTACGCCCTGAGTACCTTGAGGTCCTTGAATACCCTGAGTACCTTGTGGCCCTTGAGCACCCTGTAGACCTTGTAGACCTTGAACACCTTGAGTACCTTGAGGTCCTTGCGTACCTTGTGGTCCTTGCGGTCCCTGAGTTCCTTGAATACCCTGTCTTCCTTGGATACCTTGATTTCCTTGGATACCCTGAGTACCTTGCGTTCCCTGTGGACCTTGCGCTCCCTGGATACCCTGAGGTCCCTGAGTTCCTTGTGGACCTTGAATGCCTTGAATACCTTGACCAGTTAATCCCTGTATACCTTGGATACCTTGACCAGTTAATCCTTGTAACCCTTGAACTCCTTGCGTACCCTGTGGTCCTTGTATACCCTGACGACCTTGGATACCTTGAGGTCCTTGAATACCTTGGGTACCTTGAGGTCCTTGTGTACCTTGCGATCCAGTAATACCTTGAGTACCCTGTGGTCCTTGAGAACCTTGAATACCTTGAGTTCCTTGCGGCCCTTGAGCACCTTGTAGGCCTTGAACACCTTGCGTACCTTGTGGTCCTTGAGTTCCTTGGATACCTTGCGTACCTTGTGACCCTTGTATACCTTGACGACCTTGAATTCCTTGGGTTCCTTGAATACCTTGCGCGCCTTGGATACCTTGAGTACCTTGCGTTCCTTGAGGTCCTTGTGTACCCTGAATACCCTGTGTACCTTGAGGTCCTTGAGTACCCTGGATCCCTTGTGTACCCTGTGGCCCTTGCGTTCCCTGGATACCTTGCGTTCCTTGAGTACCCTGTGGCCCTTGAGTTCCTTGAATGCCCTGAGGTCCTTGGGTTCCTTGAATACCCTGTGTTCCTTGTGGTCCTTGCGTTCCTTGTATACCTTGAGTTCCCTGAGTACCCTGTGGACCCTGAGTTCCTTGAATACCTTGAGTACCCTGTGGTCCTTGAGTTCCTTGGATACCTTGCGTACCTTGTGACCCTTGTATACCTTGACGTCCTTGAATACCTTGCGGTCCTTGGATCCCTTGAGTACCCTGTGGACCTTGAGCACCTTGAATACCTTGGGTTCCCTGTGGTCCTTGAATTCCTTGAGTCCCTTGCGGACCCTGAGTACCTTGGATACCTTGAGTACCTTGTGGGCCTTGTGCACCTTGTATACCTTGACGTCCTTGAATACCTTGAGTGCCTTGAGCACCCTGGATTCCTTGAGTACCCTGTGTACCTTGAGGTCCTTGAATACCTTGAACACCTTGAACGCCTTGCGATCCTTGCGATCCTTGAGTTCCTTGAATACCTTGTGGCCCTTGCGTACCTTGAGTTCCTTGAATACCCTGTGTACCTTGGTTTCCAGTTGCACCCATGTCACCCGTTCTAGCGAAGGTTATTATAACATCTTCTAGGTTTGTGAATGATGAAGCCGATCCAGATACATAGGCGCAATCTACAGCAAAATAACCAGTCTGTTCTGTCAATGAAGATATAGTAAAGAGTGCGAAGTCACTAGCATCAAACTTATTTGATATTCTAAAGTGACCCTTAATAGTAGATGTTGAATCATCAATCGTTCTTAAGAACGTTTGAATATCAGTTCCAGCATCATTTTGGTCATCAATATAAAGTTGTGTAGCGAGTGTAACGTTAGCATTATTAAATCTTAATTTACCAACGCCAGGATCCGAATTAGTAACGGTTGCATCAAAGGTATAGTCAAATGTTGCGCCGCCGAAGTTACCATCACGGCCTTGAATACCCTGAAGTCCTTGGATACCTTGGATACCAATTATACCTTGTGGTCCTTGAGTTCCCTGGTTTCCTTGAATACCTTGAGTACCCTGAGTTCCTTGCGGGCCTTGAATACCCTGGACACCTTGAGTACCCTGAGTGCCTTGTGGCCCTTGTATGCCTTGAAGACCTTGTGGACCTTGAGTTCCCTGAATACCTTGAGTTCCCTGCGGTCCTTGAGCACCTTGAATTCCCTGACGGCCTTGTATGCCTTGAGTACCTTGTGGTCCCTGAATACCTTGAGTTCCCTGCGGTCCTTGAGTTCCCTGGATCCCTTGTGTACCCTGAGTACCTTGATTTCCCTGGATTCCTTGAGTGCCCTGGGTACCTTGAATACCTTGAGTGCCCTGTGGTCCTTGAGTTCCCTGAATACCCTGTGTACCTTGAGGTCCTTGAGTACCTTGAGTTCCTTGGATTCCTTGAGTACCCTGTGGACCTTGGGTACCTTGGATCCCTTGAGTTCCTTGTGGCCCTTGAATACCCTGAGTTCCCTGCGGACCCTGTGTACCTTGAATACCTTGCGGCCCTTGAGTACCTTGAGTTCCCTGGATCCCTTGTGTACCCTGTGGTCCTTGAATTCCTTGCGTACCTTGAGGCCCTTGTGTTCCTTGTATACCTTGTGTACCCTGTGGTCCTTGAGTTCCCTGGATCCCTTGCGTACCTTGAGGTCCTTGGATACCTTGAGTACCTTGAGGTCCTTGAGTTCCCTGAATACCCTGTTGGCCTTGAATACCCTGTGTACCTTGCGTACCCTGTGGTCCTTGAGTACCTTGCGTTCCTTGAATACCCTGTTGGCCTTGAATTCCCTGGCGACCTTGTATGCCTTGAGCACCCTGTATTCCCTGAGTACCCTGTGGGCCTTGCGTTCCCTGAATACCTTGAGTACCTTGTGGCCCTTGGGTTCCTTGGATCCCTTGAGTACCCTGTGTACCTTGGATTCCCTGTGTACCCTGTGGGCCTTGCGTTCCCTGAATACCTTGAGTACCTTGAGTTCCCTGTGGCCCTTGAATACCTTGAGTTCCTTGAGTACCTTGTGGTCCTTGGATACCTTGGATCCCTTGAGTACCTTGCGGTCCTTGAGTACCTTGAATACCTTGAGTTCCCTGGATCCCTTGCGTACCTTGTGTTCCCTGTGGTCCTTGAATACCTTGAGTTCCTTGGGTTCCCTGTGGCCCTTGTATACCTTGACGTCCTTGAATACCTTGAGTTCCTTGAGTTCCCTGGATCCCTTGTGTACCCTGAGTACCCTGCGGCCCTTGAATACCTTGAACACCCTGGACGCCTTGTGATCCCTGAGTACCTTGCGCACCTTGAATGCCTTGAGTTCCCTGTGGTCCCTGCGTACCCTGAATACCTTGTGTACCTTGAGAACCAGTTGCGCCCATGTCGCCAGTTCTAGCAAATGTTATTATAACATCTTCTAAGTTAGCAAACGATGTTGCAGACCCAGATACATATGCGCAATCTACAATAAAGTATCCGGTCTGTTCTGATATTGCGGATATAGTAAATAATACAAAATCACTTGCATCAAACTTATTCGATATTCTAAAGTGACCCTTGATAGTAGATGTAGAGTCATCAATCGTTCTTAGGAATGATTGAATATCAGTAGCAGCATCATTTTGATCATCAATGTAAAGTTGATTTGCAAGTGTAACGTTAGCGTTATTAAATCTTAATTTACCAATACCAGGGTCTGAATTCGTTACAGTAGTGTCAAATGTATAGTCAAAAGTAGCTCCACCAAAGTTGCCATCGCGACCTTGAATACCTTGTAGTCCTTGGATACCTTGGATACCAATTATACCTTGTGGTCCTTGAGTACCTTGAGAACCTTGTATACCCTGCACGCCCTGAGTTCCTTGTGGGCCTTGAATTCCTTGTATACCTTGAGTGCCTTGTGTTCCTTGTGGCCCTTGAATACCTTGAAGACCTTGAGGTCCTTGGGTTCCTTGTATGCCTTGTGTACCTTGCGTCCCTTGAGGTCCTTGAATACCCTGCTGTCCTTGAATACCTTGAACACCTTGACTACCCTGTGGGCCTTGAGTACCCTGGATCCCTTGAGTACCCTGAGTACCTTGTGGTCCTTGAGTGCCTTGCGTTCCTTGAATACCCTGTGTACCCTGTGGCCCTTGAGTACCCTGAATACCTTGGGTTCCTTGTGGCCCTTGAGTTCCTTGAATACCCTGTGTACCCTGTGGCCCTTGAGTACCCTGAATACCTTGAGTTCCCTGCGGACCCTGTATACCTTGCACACCCTGAGTACCCTGCGGCCCTTGAGTTCCCTGAATACCTTGAGTTCCCTGAGGTCCTTGTGTTCCTTGAATGCCTTGTGGCCCTTGAGTTCCCTGGATCCCTTGTGTACCTTGTGGTCCTTGAGTACCTTGTATGCCTTGAGGTCCTTGTGTACCCTGTGGTCCTTGTGTACCTTGGATACCTTGTATGCCTTGGGTTCCTTGAGGCCCTTGCGTACCTTGGATGCCTTGGGTACCTTGCGGTCCCTGAATACCTTGTGTACCTTGCGGTCCTTGTGTGCCCTGTATACCTTGTGGTCCCTGGACACCCTGGACACCTTGTGCACCTTGAGGTCCTTGAATACCTTGTCGCCCTTGAATACCTTGTGTACCTTGAACTCCCTGAACACCTTGAGTACCTTGTGGGCCCTGAATACCCTGCGTACCTTGCGTTCCCTGTGACCCTTGCGGTCCTTGGATTCCTTGTGTACCCTGGGTTCCCTGAGTTCCCTGAATGCCTTGCGGTCCTTGTGTACCTTGGACACCTTGACGACCTTGGATTCCTTGAGTACCTTGCGGCCCTTGAGTTCCCTGAATCCCTTGAGTACCTTGGGGTCCTTGTATGCCTTGCGGTCCTTGAATACCTTGTGCGCCTTGAAGATTATATGGTGAACCAACCCATTGCGCTGCATTATTAACAATTTGGTTGCTACCGATCCAAATGCCATTAGCTGAAGTTACTGATTGTACATATACGTCTTTTGCTTGAAAATCAGCTAATGAGAATGAAGCGTGTGCTGTGTCTATGTATATGCTTTCGTCTGGTTCTGGCGTGTAATCTTTGAATACTTTATATCTACCATCGGTAGCGTCACGGAAAAATCCAGTATGGGCATAAGTTCCATCATTATATCCAGCTGCCCATCCTAGATCTGGATTAATCCCAGATTTTCCTCGAGCAGTACCTCCGGACACGTATGATCCGGTTTCGGTACCAGCAACAGTAAATGATGTACCGTTAGCTGCGGTAATTGCGCGGTTAAAGAAATTATATTGCGAAGGGTCTACACCAGTTACAGACGCAGTCATAGAAGTCGTATAATTGTTATCAGCAGTAAATACGATAGAACTTCCACTTCCAACTACGTTTG